ACGGGACTCCTGATCTATTGGGGTATAATAATTCTAGCAAGTTTTTCACTGTAGAATTAAAGCTAAAAAAAGCTAAAAAAATTGTCTTCTCACCACACCAAATATCCTTTCATGTAAGACATCCTAAGAACACTTTCATACTGGTAAAAGAGCTGCCAAAGGCCCTCGGTCAGAGAGCTGTAAAACTTTATGAGGGGACCGAGATCCACGCGCTTGTGGGCGGGACCCACCCCACGCCTGTGGCTTGTGGCCTATCAGCTTGTTGCTTGTTCCTTGAGCGCTTGTAGCTTGTGGCCTGTTGCGTGCTTGTGGGCGGGGCCCTCCCAGAAATTTTTATTTTTTTTAGTGTTCACCATAAGCTATGTTTTTAACTTTCGGATCCCAACAAGCTCGACAATCACCGCAAGCGTTATCCTGTTGCGGGGCTGGACATGTAGCTTCTTTTGTAACTACAGTTGACGTATTAGGCCAGGCGCCGGCTGGCGCCTGGTCGATCATCGGCATTGAGAATCTTACAACTAGATTTTTTGGAGCTCTAGCGACGTGTTCCTGTGTCCACGCCTCACGCGTCGGCAGCCAATGCTTGACGCCTGGCGTTAATTCACAGACTTCAAAAATCTTATTCAGGTGATCAAGATCCTGGACATCGCCGGAATCGTGCCATCTAAAATATTTTGATTTTTTTGAATTAATTAAAAAGGCCATAGCTGAAACCCAACCAGGATTTTTTATAGACTTGAGCCGTCGATATTGTGCCGCTTGCACAACTTTAAAAACGTAACAGCCTTTGAGCGCGTAACAATTAGAACAAGTCGAGCCCTTAACCTTCTGAAGCTTCGAGCCGGTTTTACACTCGGCGGCTGGTAGGCCATAACACCAACCCGGAATTTTAGACGGCCTCGAAAGGCCACCCACTAATTTAAGAGCTTGATTTGTTTTCATTTTCTTTTTGTTTTTCTTTTTCCTCGAAAAGTTTTTCAAGCTGTTTTATTATTTCTGGCTCTTCCAGTTTTTTCCAATTGATCGCTTTGTTAAAGTCAAATGGATCATTATTATTTTTTTTCATAAACATAATGTAGGATATTATGGGAAATAAAACAAGATAAATATTTTTATTTTTTTAAATTTTTTTCTTGACATATCCTATTTTATCCTATACACTTGGCCGGTGGTTGGGGATGGCGGAGGAGAGAGAAGAGCTTGTGGGCGGGGCCCACCCAAAAAAAATAAAAGAGAAGAGCATGTGTACTATAATTGATTGAGGCGAGGCTCGCTGCCTGTGGCTTGCTGCTTGTGGGTTTATCTGGCTTCCCAGAAATTTAAAGCAGCCTAGTCCCAATGCTAGCAAAGCTGGGTCGTAGGCTGCTTGCTGCTTAGAGCTGCGGTTCGGGGGTCGACCATTTGTATGCTCCCACCGCAGCTCGATCAGTAGACTTGTTCCGATACTCTGGAAAAAATCTTCTTCCTACTGATCCCAGATCCCACAACCTTGCAAGGTGAAGCTTTTAACTTACATAACGCGGGATCAGGGATCAGGGGCGATCTCTCGCCCATGATCTTAAATTTTTAGCAGATCTTAAAACCTCCGCTAAATCGACAAAACTCCGCGAACTCTTTCACGTGATCCACGCTAAAAGGGTAGGACGCATTAAACTTTTTTTCGTTATAAATCTCGTCCCATTTATCCTTGTCCTCTTTTGGAAAGTCCATCGGGGCAACATTAGTTTTACCTAATTTTTTTTCAACACTCTTACAAAATTTCTCTAATTTTTTTTCAATTTTGTCGTTGTGTTTCTCCAACTTTTTTCTTTCCTTTTCATAATCAACTTCATATTTTTTAGTATGACCACTCTCGATCAATACCTGTAATTGATTATGAATTTGTTTAGCAGTTTCGTCGTCAACCTCATGACCGCCATTCTCGTGCCAAAGGTTGATGTCGTCCTCTTCAACGCAACCTGTGAATTTAATCACGTAGTCCGCCAAAGGTCTCCACCACCAAACGTTAGAACGAAAGTAATCGCCGACAACCTCGTTCCTATATTCCTCCGACTTTGCAAAATATTCTTTTCTTTGCTCTTCAGTCGTCGGTTTGTCCCAATCCAAAACTGGTTTAACTGCCTTGTTTGGATTGTGAGGGTTCATTCCATATAAATCAAAACCCATTTTTTCCTCCTTTGTTAAAATTAAATCCTATTAAATCCTACAATATAGTCAACAAAAAAATAATTTATTTTCAATTAAAAAGTGATTGACACAAGATGTAGTGGGTGGTGCATGTGGGCGGGACCCACCCAGATTTTTTTTGTTAAGTGCATGTGGGCGGGACCCACCCTTATTTTTTTTATTTTTTTCTGGGGCGATTACTCGCCCCAGAAATTTTCAATCTCTAAAAGTTGGAATGATAGGCAACTCTTTTATATTTGTATGAATTGCCCCCGCATCATTACCCTCGTCATCTTGGGATGGAGTTAAAACAACTCCATCCTCTAAGTATATCTCGCAAGGTTGTTGATCCCAACCAAAAACTCTTTCAGTTTCTTTTGGGTCTAACCACTCAACTCTAACTATTTTTTTGCCAACTAAATGTTTGTTGACTAGATCTTGCCAATAGTTTTTTTTCATCGATCGTAACTCACTTTCTGACCCAACAAATCGAGAGCCAAAATATTCTTTTCGTGTCTTACGCACCAAAGTTGAAAGCCCTTTTCTGTTGCTCCAAATTCATAATTTGCATATTCTCTTGGAGAGAATCCATCGGGTCTTTCTTCCAAACATTTTTTACAATGATAAAAAGAAAAGATTTTATTTTTTACTTTTTTCATAAGTCCCTTTCTGAAAAATGTTAAATGTGATTGAAACAATATCAGAGTTTGCTGTTGTATATCTCGCTCTGTCTCTGTCCCAAAAGGTCATATAACGTTTTCCTGTTTTTTTGTTTATACCGATTTTACTTTTTTCATCCCAAGTGCCTTTTCTTGACACACTTTGACCATGAAAATTTTCTTCGCCATTGATATATTGTGGCGTCCAAGTGACGAAGAATTTTGTGCCTTTGTCCATCATATTTATTTTTTCCTTTCTATTGACAAATTTATCAGAAAATCCTATATTGTCAAATGAAAGGAGAAATAAAAATGGAAAATACACACTCGACATTTTTAGTGTTAAGAATAAGCGAAGACAAAGACAATGGAAATACAGATATTGACGTTGTTGAAAGCTTTGTAACTATGCGAGATGCTAAAAATTACAAAGATGCGAAGGACTTGATTGAGCGTTTATCTCCCAGAAATACTTGGAGACATACTCAATATAAAATTCAACAAATTTTTTACAAGTCCTTTGTTCAAGACGAGAAAAAATCTTGGAAAGATTTTGTTTCGGCTTAATATTGTAAAAAACTGGAGTGTTGCATTCGTGCAACACTTCAGAAAAAAATAAATTTTTTTCTTGACTGTTGTATTTTTGCAACAGGGAAGAGCATGTGGGCGGGACCCACCCCAGAAAAAATAAAAAAATAATTTCACCTTTTAGTTGAATGTGTATTGACACTAATACAAAATAATATATTATCCTATAAATAACAAAACGGAGGACAAATGAAAGATAATATACATCAACCTTTTTTAGATATTCTAAATGAGGACTATGAAGAGCAAATGTCCAAATGTAATTTTGGAGCATTGAAAAAAGGTGATCGAATAAAATCCAATCAACTTGGAACACCGATCACGGGTAGACTAATGGAAAGCCCAAAGCAAGGTAAAGGACTAAAGAAAGTTATTTTGATTTGGAGTAATGGCTCTGAGGTTGGAATGTTTGATGAGCATGGTTCAGTTCATGCAAATCAAATCATTGCAGTAGAGCGAGATGGAACGTGGCTCGAGGTTAGCCACCAGTAATTAGCCATGTGGTTTTTGCATAGGGTATCCTACAATATCCTATGCATAAACTGCATACCACCTGGGGTTGTGTAGAGAAGAGCATGTGGGCGGGACCCACCCGAAGGGTGTAGCATCCCAGAAATCTAATAGAGGTACCAGACCATTTTGGTTTTTTGACTTTTTTATTTTAGTCAATCCCCCTTTTTGCAAAAGGGATCCTAACGCATACCCCTATACTGCTTGATTTACATAATTTATCCTATAAAATACTTTGTGGTTCCATATGAAGCTAACCCTAGATCAAATAAATAAAATACCTGATGTTCAAGCTAGAGAGAAACTAAAACGAGATATTATTGAGGGATATGAGTTTCAAAAAAAAGAGGCTGCAAAACAAGACTTCTTAACATTTGTAAAAAGAATGTGGCCACAATTTATAGAAGGTAAACATCACAAAATTATTTCTGAAAAATTTAACAAGATAGCATCTGGTGAAAAGACCAGATTAATTATTAATATGCCACCAAGACACACTAAGTCTGAGTTTGCATCTTACTTTCTACCTGCGTGGATGATAGGAAACAATCCTGAATTAAAAATTATACAGGCAACTCATACTGCAGAACTAGCCGTGAACTTTGGTCGTAAAACCAAAAACCTAATCGACTCAAAAGAATATCAAGATCTTTTTGCAACAAGACTTCAAGAGGATTCCAAGGCAGCAGGGCGATGGAACACGGCACAAGGTGGTGAATACTTTGCAGTTGGTGTCCAAGGTGCGGTGACCGGTAGAGGTGCTGATCTATTGATAATCGACGATCCACATTCCGAGCAAGATATGAACTCGAAGAATGCTTTCGAGAAAGCGTACGAGTGGTACACGTCAGGACCACGACAACGTCTTCAACCTGGTGGTAGAATTATTTTAGTCATGACTAGATGGAGTAAAAAAGATTTAACAGAAATGTTATTAAAAGCACAGGCAGAGGATAAAGCAGACAAGTGGGACATTGTAGAGTTTCCAGCGATCATGCCAAGTGGTAAACCTGTATGGCCTGAATACTGGCGGCTCGAGGACCTTGAAGCTGTGAAGGCTTCCGCAGGTGTAGCTAAATGGAATGCTCAGTATATGCAAAATCCAACCTCGGATGAGGGAGCGTTAATCAAGAGAGAGTGGTGGCAGGAATGGGAACACGAACACATGCCAGTGTTAGATCATATCATTCAAAGCTATGACACGGCGTATCTGAAAAAAGAGACCGCGGATTATTCTGCAATAACCACTTGGGGTGTGTTTAGACCAAATGAGGACTCACCAAGACAACTGATATTATTAGATTCGTTAAAAGGTAGATACGAGTTTCCAGAACTTAAAAGGGTCGCTTACGAACAATATAAATATTGGAATCCTGATACTGTATTGATTGAAGCTAAAGCATCTGGTTTACCTCTGATGTATGAGCTTAGACAGATGGGTATACCCGCAAATAATTACACACCATCAAAAGGACAGGATAAGGTTGCACGAGTAAACTCTGTGTCCCCTGTCTTTGAGGCAGGTATGATATGGGCTCCTTTGAAACAGGAGTTTGCTCAAGAAATGGTTGAAGAGTGTGCAGCTTTTCCATATGGTGATCATGATGATTTGGTCGACTCAATGACACAAGCTGTTATGAGATTCAGACAAGGGGGTTTTATAACTTTGGATGATGACTATAAAGATAAAATAAAAGTAAGAAAAAAATATAAATATTATTGGTAATGTATTGGACACCACAAAAATTAAAAGAACTTAAAGAAAAAGGATTAAAATTGACTTACGAGGATAGAACTAAAAAACCAAAGAAACTAACAACCACAATACCCCCTAAATCAGGACCCACACCTCAAGGGTTGAATATTCAATATAATACTGTTAAGGATGTAAGATTGGAGAAAAAACATGGCAATAGACAAAAGCCTGCCAAACAAAAAGGTTGAAATACCTGGACCACAAGAGCAGGCAGAACAACAGATAGAAATTCAAGAAAATTTACCTAACCAAGGTGAAACAGAAATCACACCAACAGAAGATGGTGGTGTTGAGATTAATTTTGAACCAGGAGCCTTTAGCCAGGAACAAAGTGAGAGTCACTTTGATAATTTAGCTGAGTTATTGCCAGAGGAAACTCTAAACCCTCTTG